AACGTGATGCAGCCCACAGGTAATGTGGCCCTCGACGTTTTCAAAGAAGCAGACTCTTGGTTGAAGAATTGAAATGCCTCTTGAGATATGCGGCCAGAGATGCCTGGGGTCTTCACCTCCAAGCCGCTTGCCTGCTGCACTGAATGGCTGGCAGGGATATCCCCCAGTGAGGATGTCCACTCGGTCGCGAAACGCTGCCCAAGGGAAGGTCTTAAGATCCGGCCAGATAGGTGCCGGGTCCATGAGTCCCGCTTCCATTTTCGCAACCAGATTGCTGATGGCGAAGGCTTCGATCTCACAAAGAGCGACTGTGCGCAGACTTGGGATTGCTCGTTTGAGTCCAAGCTCAATGCCTCCGTATCCAGCGCAAAGGCCAAGGTGTGTAACTGCTTTGGAAGTATCCATGTCATGGTTTTGTTGGTAGGAACCCAACCTACCGCACCATGATCCACCTCGTCAAGGGGGAAAATGTAGGGAAATGAAGATTTCCGTGAACCTGATTCGGATCAATGAACACAGGGGGATTCCCGAATTCTGAATTCCGAATTCCGAATTCCGTATGGCGTATGCAGGATCTGGAATACCGCACCATGAGACCGCATGATCCCGAAACAGATTTCGGGATGATACCGGAGAGGTCGCAGGGGATGTAACGGGGTGGGACATGGGATGTCTTACCTTGGAGTGCTATGTAAATAGAGGGGGGTGGGACATTGAGTGTCCTATTGGTACCTGGGGGGCCTTGTGATAAATCCGGGAAGGGACGGGAAGGGGCAAAGTGTTAAACGGGGCTGGTGGGGGCAAGTGGCCCACTAATGGCAGAACAGTGGAAGGACGCTCTGGGAAGCGGGGGGCTCTGGGACTCTGGGACTCTGGGAAGGGGGTGGGCAGGAATGGAAGGCCCCGTAGTCAACCGGAAAGGGGGCAAGGACGGGATTTGAATTGACGGCAGGGTAAGGGTAGCGGACGGGGCAAACAAAAGGCCCCTAGGGGCTTCCTAGGGGCTTGGCGGGACGGGGCTTGTCGGGGCTTGCTATGGTTTACCGTTGTTAGCCAGCGCTGACAGAATTAGCAACAAGGTGAACAACAGACACAAGGCTAGGTATCCCAGAACACGCAACAGGGGCTTCACTTGGTGGCCCCCAGAGTCTCTGAGGCTGTTGGTTCCCAATCTGGGAAAGAGTCATTAGCCATTGGCCAAGAGTCCCGCTTGTATGTCAGTGGCTTTGCCCCTGTTGGCGTTGTTCCCATTGAACGGAACCAATCTGCTGACTTGGTGGCAACAGAACCAAAACCTTCCCAATTATCAACAGACAACAGGCGGGGGGCCTTGCCACTAATGTTGAATTGGCAAACAGTGTTTGAACGCATCACAAGGGGCTTGGTTGCACTATCTGACAATACCTTGGCCAACACTTCCAAGTCATGGTTCTCAGTGGACCACAAATGCGTCCCATTGTCGTTTGAACAATAGGCCAGTTTGCCGCTTCCACACTTGGCCACTGTCAGAGTTTTCTTCCTTTTGTTGATAATGCCAAACACGCCATAGCCAGACCAGTTTGCCTTGGTATTGTTGAACGGGGCTTTAATGCTATTAAACCAATTCAGGAACTGTTCACTATCGCAATAGTTCTGGGCCTTGGGTTCTGGTCCACTGCCAATCCAAGACAACACGCCATTGTGGCACAAGGCAATGTCCTTGCTAATAAACGGATGTACATTGGCCAGCATAACACGGGAAGTGGCAGTCCTTCCATGACACACAAGAGCTGTCACATTACTAGGAATAGCGCCTGTCTCAATCCTGTTGGACTCTACCCACTCAGGAAGTGAAACATTGAAGCCGGGATAATTGGAAGGTTCTAGATAGTGGCCTGTTGCTGTTGTACCATTAGAACCATAGGCAACAAAGCCAAAACCGTCCTTTTGAGTTTTACTAAATATCGAAGCCGCCTTATCAATTAGCTTAAGAGTCTGTTGCTTTGTAAGACTGCCAGTGGCAATGAAGAGTTTACACATATTGTTTCGTTGTTCTGTTGTTGTTGTTGGTTATTCGGTCTGACTGACTGCCGATGATACACGTTCGTCGACTGGTCCAAGATCTCCGTATAGACGTTCCCGCCGCAACACGCACCAGCTTGCCAACCATTGGGGCAGAATGGCCAGAAATTGGTCCCAGTTGCGGGGCATGTTGTTTCCCCTGATGCTGGCCCACCGAGTCAGGAACTGGCAGAGTAAAGCCCAAGACTCGATTTTAACCACATTAGTGGAACCGCCTTGCATGCGCCATTCGATTGTCCCGTGTTCACTCACGCTGTCATAATTTAAAGCCGAATACCTGTTGCCTTGGCTATTGTACCGGAATGAGTCAGAACCACTTCTATTGTTTGCCCAGCGACAATATGTGGAAGTAAGGCGTGATTTAGGGACAAGCTTTTTGATGATGGGATAGAGTGAACAGAGTCTATCATATGTTTCACCAACAGTGTGTTGTGTTGAACTCTGGTTTTCAATAGTGGGTAAGTGTCTAATGTCTACATGTACATGTAGACCACAACGCTGGTTCACTGTTGCGCCTTCAAGCAATGGTTTTAATGACAGAATACCGTTTATGCGTCCATTCTGTCCTACCCATGTAAGCTTTCGTAATTCAATTCCGCCTTGGTTGAGTGAACCATCATGTACATAATTGCCAAGGCTTCCTTTTGGTAAATCGGTATAAGACAGTGGGTAGTGTTCTATCTCAACACCTAGCAAGGAACCAAGTGGCATCGATTGTTTGGCCTTTTGGATTTGAGACAGTGCCTCCTTTTTCCGCTTCCTAAGCTCCCTGAGCGTTCTCAAATGGTCCACTACATTAAAGGACCGGGGCATGTAGTCAGGAACAGGAAGTCCCCGCTTTAACAATTGAGCGAGTAGTGTGTGTTTGGCAGGAATCGGAAAACCATTTACCGGAGCAATCTCAGAATGGTCAATTGTCAGTGGATTTGTAAGGCCCCGCTCCCTGTTGGTTTTGATTGTTTGGTATGTTGAGTAAATGTACCGATTGGTTTTCCGGGAGTAGCCAGAAGAGCAAAAGGTTGAGAGGAGAACGCAGGATTCCTTCACATTGCACCCCCCATCATTTCAATCATACCAACCAAGGCCATGATGGTTGCAAGGGCCAAGACTGCCAGAAGGCCAGCTTGGGTTTCACTGAGTGTGTTTCGTTGTTGTTTCATGTTTCGTTTTCCTACGGTTTTCGCAGGAAATCCACTCTTTGCACCCCTTCCCTACACGTTGCAACAGAAAACGAAAAAAAGTGGCGAAGTGGCCTTTTTCAGGGGCAAGCTGCCAGTCATGGCTAGGGGTAAGACAAAAGAAGTCCAAGGGGGTGGGGAAGTGGTTGAGACAAGGCAAAAGGGGAAGGTGGGAAGGCCTCGAATTCCCGTTTCAGAGGCCGATCAAAAAAAAGCTATTGAAGCAGCCCGCCTTGGTATCCCATTGGAGCGTGTAGCTATACTATGCGGTTTCCCTTCTGGTAATGCTGGACGCTGGCATGACTTCCTAAAGCGTAATCCTGACTTTGCTGATTTATTAGAAAAAGCAAGATTAGAAGGAGAGTTAGAACTCACTAGCGTAGTGAGACAATGCGGCAACGGTTGGCAAGGATCCGCTTGGTTGTTAGAGAGAACCCGTGGTTATGTTGCCCGCGCATCACTAGAACATACTGGTAAAGGCGGAAAGGAATTATCAATTAGCGGTAGTCTGCTTGGAGCCTTCGGAGGGCAGTCTAAATAGGATAGTGCGCTATTGTAATAGCCTCTATTTGCATAGGAGACCGATGGATCGCAGTTCAATGCATAGGACCACGGGGGGTGGGGACCACCCAGGTGGGGGGTGGTTGTTACCTTATACCCCCTCTCCCTCCCGCAACCAATTTTATGGCAGTCAAGCAAATTAAGAAAAAGAAATCCCCTTCACTCGGCATGGGTTCGCATATCCCTGCTTGGAAGCAGCGTAAGCTCTTGGAAGAGGCTCAGCAGTTGCAGAACTTCCCTAAGATGATGCTTGGCCTACGCGATACCTATGCGTGGCAGGAGAAGGTGTTGGGGGCTTTGAACGAGAAGCACTCGAAGGTAGCTTTGAAAGCGGCGAATGGTTCTGGCAAGACGAGTATGGTGGCCGCGAGTGCGGTGATCTGGCACATGCTCCGCTGGCCGGGGAGTTTGGTGGTATGTACGGCTGGTGTGTATCGACAGGTGGCCGACGCTCTGTGGCCGCATCTGCGGAAGATGATCAATGGGTTGGGAGGAGAGGAGAATGGTTTCTCGATCAAGGATGGCGAGATCCGCTATGTATATCCCAAGAAGGTGGATGGTCAGGAGTTGGTGAGCCGGTGTATTGGGTTCTCGGCGAGCAATCCTGAGAAGGCAGAGGGCTGGCATGTGCAGGGTCCGAGTGGGGATTTGATGTATATTGTGGACGAGGCGAAGGCGGTGCCGGACGGGATCTTCCAGTCGATGGAGCGGTGCCAGCCGACGAGAACACTTCTGATGAGCAGTCCTGGTGGTAGCTCAGGGTATTTCTACGATGTATTCAGGCGGAACGATGGTAAGTGGCAGACCTTTACCGTTACCGCGTTTGATTGCCCGCATATTCGGAAGGAGTGGATCGATGATCAGTTTGCGAGGTGGGGCGAGGGCCATCCGCTGGTTCGGTCGATGATTTACGCGGAGTTCATGGAGGATGACGGGAGCCTCACGGCGGTCAAAACCTCTGACTGGCAGAAGGTTGTTTCTGGCCCACCCAAGGAGGAACTGGAAGGGCACCGGCTGACGGCGGGTTGTGATTTCAGTGCGGGCGGGGATGAGAGCGTGATGGTGGTGCGTCAGGGTAACACGGTGAAGGGGCTGGTCCGCTGGAGGGATAAGGACACGATGGCCAGCGTGGGTAGGTTTATATCGGAGTTCAGGAAGTGGAAGCTGAAGGCTGAGGATATTTATGCGGATGTGGGTGGAATGGGTGTGGTGATGTGTGATGCGCTGAGGGCGGAGGGTTGGGATGTGCGGCGGGTGAACTTTGGT